AGCAAACAATGACGCTCATCGAATAATTTGGTCTGCATTGGCCGCCCCTACCTCCATTGGCCTAAAAGTAAATCAAAACGCAAAAGCTGCCACGGCGGCAATGCTGGAGTATTTGCAGACAGGCAAGGTCCCTACTACTCCTCCTGCTCCCGGTGCGGTAACGCAGGGCATATCAGGGGCCGGATGGGGTCCTAAGGGCAAGTCTGTTGCCTCAGGCATGAAGGTTATCTCAAAGCTTATTGAGAAATACGGAGAGGATGGTTTTGCCGACTGGTGGCTTTCCCCTCATACTTTGAAAGAGATGACTGATATAAGAAAAGAGGCGGGGCTGAGTGGAGCACCTTCTGGGCTTAGTGGCGGTAAAGACAGCATGCATTTAGGTTCGATGATACTTGGTGATAAGACAGGCAGGTTCTCGCTTAACATTAACGGATATAAAGGCACGACTAAGGACGTTTGGTACTCTCGAAGCTACAACAGAGCTTTTGGACAAATGTTTGGTAATACGGGCGACGTTCAAGGTGGTCCTAGAAATCAGACTGAACGCCGTGAAATGGAAGACTTTAACAAGCTGGTCCTTGATAACATCGGCCAAGAAGGCTTGTCAGAGGCAGATGCACAGGCTATCCTTTGGTTTTACGAGCAAGGACTTTATTCGAGGCTGGGCGTACCTTCACGACCCGGTTCATTTAGCGAAGGTGTAGGGGACATATATGGCACTCTCGGAGTACGACCGTCAGTTCGCGGAAGCGATGGCGTTGAAGCGCAAGTTGAGCCGTCAACAGGACTCGAAGACTACAGAACAATCAGTGGCGGCGTCAGAGCCATTAGAGACTTCCGCCGCGCCGATGCGAGACGGAATAATGGACCAGATATTGGCGGAGCGACCGGGCCTTACTCGAGAGAAGTTATCGATGCAGATGGCGGAGATGGGCTTCTAAATTTCGTTCCTGACCCTGTTGTTCTACGCCAGTATGAAACAGCAGGGAACTCTCTACCCGCTATTAAGCAAGTTGATGCAGCATCCTCCGCTGAAGCCTACAATGCGGACATGGCAAGTGCTATGTCCGGTAGAAGCACCGGCGCTCAGGTAGAAATTAAAAGTGCGGAAGACCTTTCCGGTTACAATCTTTTCCGAACTGAGGCAGGAAGTGGCTTTGCGATTAAACCTGACGGCGATATTGTTGCCGTGTTTGCCTCTCCAAACGAGCCCGCGAGAGGAAGCTATGCAATGCTTCAGGCGGCTGTTCAAGCAGGAGGCAAGAAATTAGACGCTTTTGATACGTATCTACCTAAAATATACGAAAGTGTCGGGTTCCGCCCGGTAGCTCGTTTACCTTGGAATGATGAGTTTGCGCCTGATAATTGGGATAAAAACACTTTTAAAGATCACAACAACGGCGAACCAGACATAGTTTTCTTTGTACACGACCCTGATTACTTTGGGGGAGCCAAAGACGTTCCTGTTGTTAAAGAGTATGCAGACGCCGTCGCGCTTCAAGATAAAGCGATGGAACAGACTCAAGTCTCTTCAGTTTTAGAAGACCAACGCAAAGCGGCCACAAACAAAAGAGGCAAAGTAACATTTGAAGCTTTTGGAGGCTCTCTAGGTGATGCCCGTCAAAAATTAGGCATCACACCAGAAAAAATAGACGAGTTTAAAGCTGCCAACAAAGGCATCAAACAAACTCGTATCCCTGAAGTCCAAGATGCTGCAGAAAAACTTAAAGCGGGTGAAATAACTACCCAAGAGTATCTTCAGACTGTTGAAAAATTTCAGCCCATTAAACCTTTGGGCGCAGTCCAAAAAAGACCCACCAACGAAGACATAGCCATGTCGTTGACTAAGAACGAGGATGACTCTGCGGGGATCGTAGGCGTCAACCTAGACGTTCCAGACGGTACTATGATTTCTTCTCGACTAGACATTCCTGCCTATGAATCAAACGACACATGGGTTGTGACCCTACACGATGGCACTATAAAGAATGGTTTAGCTGTGGGATATGGACAAACCGCAGTTTTAAATGGGGTAGAGTTTGTATCTAATCCGAAAGCTGCTTTGAATATGGCAGCAGGAGGACCAAAAGGAACAATTGCTAGGATTAACGGCAGTTGGGAAAATCATGATTCTGCAGCTATTGAGAAACTAGCTCAGGATATTTTGGACGGGACAGCGCCTGATGCAGATCAGTGGACTGAAGTGGGCATGAATCCTTTCCGTCACAGCTATTTTTACCGTAAATCAGATGGAACGCCTGTAGCCAATGCAGAACAGGTAGTTCAAATAGGTCCGCTTGTTTTAGCCAAGAAGGTAGAAACAAGACCAGTAGAAAGTCCTGAACACGAAATAAAAACACCTAAGGGTACTCAATATTTTAAAGGCGGCGGCGACGTAGACCGCAAAGACGACAACAGAACATATATCTAGGACAAGACCATGCCAGTAGATAAAGTAGTGAACCTTGCTCCAAACACCGAGATCACTGTGGTTGAGGAGATGGAGGATATGCCTGAAATCGAGGTGGTCCTTGACGGCGAAGAGCTTGAAATAGACATGTCCCCAGAAAAAGACCCGGACTTCTATGACAATCTTGCTGAAGACATGGACGACGGCGATCTGGCGCGAATCTCATTAGATTTACTGGCGTTTTTTGAGGCAGACAAAAGTTCTCGAGCTGACTGGGAAAACATGTACGCCAAGGGCCTTGATCTATTGGGCTTGAAGATGGAAGAGCGCACCCGCCCATTCCGTGGTGCAACAGGTGCTGTTCATCCAATGCTTACCGAATCTATTGTCCAGTTCCAAGCGCAGGCGTTTAAAGAGCTGATGCCAGCTGGTGGTCCTGTTAGAACCCAGACAATGGGCAAGGAAACACTGGATAAGGTCCAGCAGGCGTCTCGTGTGCAGGATTTTATGAATTACCAGATCGGCACGGTGATGAAAGAGTACACACCCGAGTTTGATCAGCTGCTGTTTTATGTAGGCTATGGCGGTTCTGCCTTCAAAAAAGTCTATTACGACTACCCACTAGGCCGAATGGTCAGCCGTGTAGTGCTTCCTGACGACCTGTATATCCCCTATAACGGCTCTAGCGTAATGTCAGAGTGCCGTCGCATCACCCATCGTCTGACGATGGACTCAAATGAGTTTAAAAAGCGGGTGCTGGCAGGCGAATACCGTGACATTGAGGTCGATCCTGACGGCGCAGGTGCAAATGTAGACCAGATTGGTGCTGCAGTAGATCGGTTAGTGGGCATAGAAGCCTCTGGAGAGCCTGAAGAGCTATTTTTACTAGAGTTTCAGGTCGATTTAGACATCCCCGGTTACGAAGATGAGGACGAAAAAGGCAATCCAACCGGAATTAGACTGCCTTATGTCGTGACAGTGGACGAAAACAGCGGACAAGTGCTAAAAATCTGCAGAAACTGGAACGAGGACGACGAATACAAGTGTCGCAAAGAGTATTTTGTGCATTATGTGCTGGTAGAAGGCCCCGGAGCCTACGGTTTGGGCTTTGTACACCTAATTGGTGGCCTTTCTAAGACTGCTACAGCCGCCCTCAGGCAGCTTTTGGACGCAGGCACGCTATCTAACCTTCCTGCTGGCTTTAAAGCCAAGGGAGCGCGTATAGCGGATGATAATAACCCCATTCAACCGGGTGAGTGGCGTGATATTGACGCTGGCGGGGCAGAACTGAGCAGTTCTTTGTTGCCAATGCCCTACAAAGAGCCAAGTCAGACCCTTTTCTCGCTGCTAGGCTTCACTGTGGACGCTGGTAAGCGTCTTGCAAGCACTGCGGACATGCAGGTAGGGGATGGTAATCAACAAGCCGCTGTGGGCACCACAGTAGCTCTGCTTGAGCGTGGCTCTATGGTCATGTCGGCCATTCATAAGCGCCTGTACTACGCCCAGACCCAAGAATTTGAGATGTTGTTCAAGGGATTTGGCGAATATCTACCGGATGAGTACCCATATGACGTTCCCGGTGCTTGTCGCTCGGTCAAGCGCAATGACTTCGACAATATGGTCGCCGTGCTGCCCGTAGCGGACCCTAACATCTTCTCTGCTGCCCAACGTATTACTTTGGCGCAAACGCAGCTCCAGCTGGCCCAGAGCGCCCCACAGATGCACAACATGTACGAAGCGTACTATCGCGTGTATCAGGCAATGAACGTGCGGGATATCGACGGTATTCTAAAGGTCCAGACCAACCAGATGCCAAAAGATCCTGCTAGCGAGAACATTGATGTAGTAGACGGCAAACAGCTGCAGGCTTTTGCTGGCCAGCAGCATGATTCTCACATTGCATCACATCTGATCATGGGCCTGTCGCCGTTACTGCAGGCGAACCCTATGGCAGCTACTGAGCTGCAGAAGCATATTCTGGACCATATCAAGCTCAAGGCTGAAGAGGATGCTGAAGCTGAATTGTTTGAGCAGTATGGCAGTGATCCAGACAAGATGATCTCTGACATGCAACGTGAAGCTACTGTGGCCTTAAAAGTTTCTCAGTACATGATGGATATGAGGGAAATGCAGGGTCAGATAATGGGTGGCGGCGAAGAAGGTGGTCAGGACCCTGTAGTAGCACTGAAGGCTCAGGAGCTGCAGCAGCGTGCCACTAAGGATCAGG